CGCTAGTGGTTTTGTATCTTTTGTGGCAATGTGCAAAGATTCTCACCCAATGTGGTGAACTAATAGTTTGATAAATATTTTAGAATTAAAAAAAATAAGTTTCTCGCATTAGGCTGAAAAACCCCTACTCAACCATATAAAAATAATATAAGCACTTCGTGCCTCGGGCCTAAGTTGTTGTTTTATATAATATTTTTTTTTTTCCTTATTCCCTCTTTTTATTATTGATTACTATTTACTTTACTAAACTATAAAAATAATTTAAATAAAAAAATATTTTTAATCCTTTTCGCCACATTTAATTTTATTGGATTATAGCTCATTTTTTATTATATTAAAAAAATATATAAAAAAATAATAGTATATAGTCTCATTTTTAGTTATATAACATGGTCCGAGGCCCGAAGTGCGTAGTGATAAGAAAAATATATATATAAAACAACAAGTTAGGCACTAAGTACACGTGGGAACACCCCCATTATCTTAGAGCTATAAAATATTTTAAAAAAAAAAAATAGTTTACCTGAATTTAATGGATTAAAGTGTGTTATGGTGCATAGTGCGTAGTGCATAGTGCGTAGTGCACTAATCCCTATGCACTATGCACTATGCGTAGTGCATAATGCATAGTACCTCGACGCCCGTGGTGTGTTATAGATTATGGATCTCTGCATCCATCGCCGCTTCCTTCCAGATGGATTTGAAGGTATACCGTCCCTTGCAACTGTACACTTGACCTCTACTCAATCCCAATAGTTTACATATCTCATTGACTGTATGTGGAACCATATCCCCCATAATCACTCTTCTAGCGTCCTCGTTAGTCATTGTCCTAGTGGACTTAGGACCGTAGTCCCTATCCTTCGCTCCCTCGCTCTTTACCCTTGGTGCTTTGGGTGCAGTGAGGATAGATACCAATCCCTCAAGTACTTCGATCCTTGCTTCAAGGGTGGCAATGGTTGGTTTGTTTGTGTTAGTGTTCATAGCAATACTCCGATCTGATTATAATATATATATATCGACTCGGGAATCGAGAAGATGGGAGCATTATAAATTAATTTCGGGGAAAAGTACAATTTATTTTCAATGATTTGAATTTAATTTTATTTTCTTTTATAAATCAATAAGTTAGAGGATATTGTTAAGATGGGAGTGAGGTATAAATTTATATATGGGAATAGGGGGGTGTTTGATTGCGAGTCATTGTCATAGCATCGTGCACAGGACCGAGGCGCGACGGTCGTTGTGGCTTTAACTAATCCTAATACCGTAGTGGCTTTAACTAATCCTAGTACTAACCCCTATGCGTAGTGCGTAGTGCGTAGTACTAACCCCTATGCGAAGTGCGTAGTGCTAACCCCTATGCATAGTGCGTAGTGCGTAGTGCATAGTACTAACCCCTATGCATAGTGCGTAGTGCGTAGTGCGTAGTGCGTAGTGCGTAGTACTAACCCCTATGCGTAGTACATATGGATTAGTGCACTACGTACTAACCCCTATGCGTAGTGCGTAGTGGCTTTAACTAATCCTAGTACTAACCCCTATACGTAGTGCATAGGGATTAGTGCACTACGTACTAACCCCTATGCATAGGGGTTAGTACTATTACCTTCAATCCTAGAGCTTATAAAATTATTAAAAATATTAAAAATATAATAAAATGGCTGAACTGGAGAAGCCTGAAGCGCTATCTGCTATGTTTTTATATAAAAGTTATATTAGCCTACGGGCTGTTAAAAAATTAACTCCGAGAGCGCTGGGCTCTGCCTAATTAAATTTATATGGCATATAAATTTAATTATGGCATTAAAAATAATTAAACCATACGTGTACAAAGGAAGCAAACTATGTTATAATGACCCATAGTGGAATAAAAATTTGAGGATTGGAAGATGTCAAATAGAATACTGGAAATGATAAACCAGAGATACCCAGATTATCATCCATTAATGGCGATAGTAGACATTGGTCATAATGGTATGGCAGATCTACGGTTGCAGTTCGACGCACATAAAGAGGTTTGCAAGTACGTAGAGGCGATGCAGCGGTCTATAGAGATCCATAACGACAGTGGAGAGAATTTAGTTAGTCTCCACATTGTCATAGACGAGGATTGATATGGAGTTGCGGTACGTAGCCAGTAAGACCTTGAGAGAGTTTCATAAGTGTAACCTATTCCTTCGGGCTATTATGGGCCCCGTGGGCAGCGGGAAGTCGGTGGCGTGCATACAGGAGCTCCTGAGACGGGCGGTCAAGCAGGAGCCATTTAATGGAGTCCGTAAGACGCGTTGGGTTATAGTGAGGAACACATATCGGGAATTGCTTGACACGACAATGATGACCTTCTTTGACTGGATCCCTAAGGAGTTGGGGCATTACTCAGTCCTAAATAGCAAGTTCACGTTGAATGTGAGGTTGCAAGACGGGACTATAATGGAGTCAGAGTTCATGTTCAGGGCATTGGACCGGCCGAACGACGTGAAGAAGCTATTATCATTAGAGGTAACTGGTGGGTTTGTCAACGAGGCACGCGAGGTGCCGAAGCAGGTCATCGACATGTTGCAAAGCCGTTGTGGCAGGTACCCAAGTGCAAGAGACGGAGGTCCAACCTGGTTCGGGGTGATAATGGACACCAACCCTCCAGACTCCGATCATTGGTGGTATACGATGTTTGAGGAGACTATGGCCGACGGTATGATTCTATTCCATCAACCTGGTGGTTTAGAGCCAGACGCGGAGAACGTACAAAACTTACCCCCTAATTATTATGAAAATATGATGGCAGGCAAAGACCAGGAGTGGATAAACGTGTATGTACATGGTAAGTATGGCTTTATTGCAGACGGACGACCTGTATTTCCAGAATACAAAGACGACATACATAGCTCAGCAGAGGTGTATGTGGTGGACAAGAGGAGTCCAGTATATATAGGCATAGATTTTGGATTGACCCCAGCGGCGGTGTTTGGGCAAATAACCCCATCTGGGCGTATAGTCATATTCGACGAGCTTTGCACCTTCGACATGGGTGCGATGAGCTTCGGGCGTCTGTTGTTGGAGAAGATCACTAGGGAGTATCCTGGTTGCACCTTTGACATCTATGCAGACCCTGCCGGAGAGCAACGTGCCCAGACCGACGAGCTAACGCCCTTTATGATATTGCATAATCAAGGTATAATAGCAGCCCCAGCCTATACAAATGACTTTACAATAAGACGTGAGGCTGTTGCAGACTACATGCAGAGATTGGATTTCGCAGGAAGACCTGCATTCTGCGTAACGAACAAGGCGAAGATGCTAAGGAAAGCATTGTCTGGTGGTTATAAATACAAGAGGATGCAAGTCACTGGCGAGGCAAAGTTTATGGACAAGCCGGACAAAGGTAGATATTCACATGTGGCTGACGCATGTCAGTACTTATTCCTTGGTGCAGTCGGCGGGGAGCGAGTGATCGGTGGGTATAACCAAGGTGACATAGACTACTCTTATATAGATAGGACTGTAGTATGAGTGATTCGACAATAGTATACGCAGCGGTGTTTACCATCACTATGGTCTGTTTGATATTATGGAGGGGTGCTAAATGAGTGATCCGATGGTAGATGCAGTAAACGCACCGGTGATGGAGTTCTGTGAGTTGACCAGCTTCCTTCACTTCTGGATAACATTTAAACCATTAAAACCTCCTCTGGTAGACGCCTTGGACTTTAGCGGTAGCTTGTCTGGACTAGTGTTGTATCGCTCAGGTCAGTATCAGGTGCAGCTGTTCCTGCTCCAGGAGAACTGCGAGATAAAGTCGCACTGCCATCCTAACGTAGACAGCTACGAGTTGGCGGTCAGTGGTAAAGTAGCATTTGAAGTGGACGGTAACCGGCATGAAGACAGGGCATTATGGGACGCAGTACGTGTGTATCCTACCGACGAGCATACCGCGTACATTGGCGCAGGTGGCGGTGCGTTCATCTCTGTACAACACTGGCTCAACGGCATCCAGCCATCATCAGTTGGTTGGGACTGGCAGGATGAGCAAGACAGACAGAAGGGTAGTGCTGATCTAACCGACCCAGAGCAATATTTTAGAGATACTGGTGCTGTGAAGGTACCATCCGACTTCTATTTACCCACAGGGTTCTGACCTTGGTATTTAGGGATTGATAGACTACTTTCGTGATAGGGAACGTAAAGACACTTTTGTAAATATAAATGGTCGTAGACAAGAAGGAAGCAAGTAATGTTTAAATATAAGATACAAGACAATCCAGCAACAACTAATATACAGGTTACTTTGGAAGAGGATGGCCATCCAGCAGACAAGATAACTGTAGAGGCCGATACTCTGCCTGACTTGGTTATCTTGATTACTGAGATAATTGACATCTGCTCTAAGTTGAAAGCTATAGCGAACAACAGAAGAATATAATGGCTAAGAAACTTACAGACTCACAAATTCTTGGCATATTGGCTAATGAGCTAAGTAATGCCAACATTACAACAAGTTCGCCCAGTATGTTGCGCGATCCTTTGGCTTACTACCTTGGGTTGCCCAATGGTACTGAGATAGCCGGTCGTTCTGCGCTTACGTCAACCGATGTGGCTGATGCTATTGAGTGGATAATGCCGCAGATCATGGAGTCATTCACACAGAACAATCAAGTAGTTATCTTTGATCCTCTTCACAAGGAAGATGAGCTACAAGCCGAGATAGAAAGTGAGTATGTATACGACGTACTGATGAAGCAGAACAACGGCTTCATCCTGATCCACCAGATGGTAAAAGACGCTTTGATGCAACGTAATGGTATGCTCAAGGTTTACTACGAGGAAGAGGAAGAAGTAGAGCATTATTCGTACACTGGTCTGGCTCAGGAGCAAGTCAGTATGCTATTGGCTCGTGACGACACTGAGATAACTGCTATGGATACAGTTGACTATCTTGATGAGTTTAACCAACCACAACAGTCTTTTAACATTAAGATTGACGTAACCACCAAGTGTGGCCAAGTCCGCATTGACTCTGTGGCTCCAGAAGAATTTAGACTTAACAGCCAGCACAACAGCATAAGCCTTGAGAACGCTAGGTTCACTTGCCATATCATCAACAAGTCTATATCAGACTTGCGTGAAGAAGGTTACAGTGATGATGACCTAGAGTCCCTTACTGAGAGTGACCTGATTCGTTCGTCTTACCGGTTCAACATGCAGAATGAGCCTACACTGATTCCTTCCACTACGGGTGATGACAAGTCACAGACAATGGTTGAGATTGCTGAGTGTTACATGAAGATGGATGTTAATGGTAAAGGCATTGCTAAACTGTACAAAACAACTGTCGCTGGTGTCCAGCCTCCTACTAAGATATTAAGTCAAGAAGAAATAACCTGTTCACCTTGGGTTGCTACAACAGCTATACTAATGTCGCACAAGTTTCAAGGTCTAAGTATCTATGACAGGTTGAAAGAGATACAAGACAATAAAACATCATTGATACGTAATGCAATGGATAACATATACTTGCAGAATAATCAACGATACATTGTACTTGAAAACCAATGCAATGTAAATGACATATTGGTGTCTCGTCCTGGTGGCATACTTCGTGCTAAACGTCCAGATGCTATAACACCATTGCAGACACCGCAGATTGGTGATACTGTGTTTACCATGATGAGGTATTTGGATGAGATTAAGGCCGGGCGCTCTGGCGTATCTGCTGACGGTACATCTTCTCCTGATAATATTGGCGATAGAGTTGGTAGTCAGGGCGTTGAGCGGATGATGACAGCGAAGGAGGCTCTTGTTGGCCTTATTATTCGTGTCATCTGTGAAACAGGCATTAAGCCATTATGTAATAAGATTCGTGATCTGGTCACCATGCATCAGGACAGCATTGAGGACTTCCAGTTCAAGGGACAGTGGGTAAAGGTTAATCCTGCCACTTGGCCTAAACGTGTCAAGTCTACCGTCCGTGTTGGCACAGGTACTGGTGATGTTGATGGTAAACTGGCAGCCATGACCCAACTGCAACAGATACAGGCGCAGATCATTGCCCAACCTGGCCAGTCGTTATTGAACCAAGACAAGATATTCGCCACTCTGGATGACTTCTGTAAGCTATCTGGATTGACCTCTGCCAACAAGTATTTTGTAGATCCCCAGTCACCAGAAGGTAAACAAGCTGCCCAACAAGCACAACAGTCACAAGGCCAAGACAGACAGAAAGCCGAGATGGCTAAAGTTGAGGAGTTACGCATACAGGCTGAATTGGCCAAGTCGGCCACTACGACAGCCCAATCGCTTATGGAGAACGTGAACCTGAAAGGTCAAGTTGAACTCGGTAAGCATCAACGTGAGATGGAGAAACAAACCGCCGACGCTGAGATAGCTGGTTTAAAAACACAACTTGAACAGATGCAATTACTGCAAAAGAATAAATCAGACTTCGACAATATTAAGTTCAAGTACGATGAGTTGGAAACTAAGACAGCATTGGCATTGACTGAATTGGAAGCTACTACCAAGCAACAAGAAGAAGCTAACATGTTAGCTAATGAAGAAGCGTTGGATAGTGAAAATGATGAGCAAGAACAAGAACAAGAATCAGAACCAGAACCAGAACCAGAACAAGAGCAAGGACCAGATAAGATAGATATGCTTATGCAAATGGTTGAAAAAGTATCGCGTACCCAAGGTGCTTTGTTTGACAGTATACAAGCAGTTAATGACAAAGTGGATTCGATACCTCAACCAGCAACACAAACAATGGCAGCTCCAGTTAAGGTGGTACGTGATGACAATGGCGATATAGTAGGATTAGAATAATGAATGAAATAGCAGTGCAAGGTTCAATAATGACCGCGGTTATCCAGGTAATAAGAAAGGATACAGGGTTGGTAGAAGACTATATCTTAACTGGTACAATAGTACCAGATGAAGAAGTAATTGAAACAGAAACTTTAGAGGATTAGATCATGGCTGGTACACATCCAACTGCAACACGTGACGCTGCAACTAACGCAGTAATTAACTTAATTGGCGCAAATGCTATACTGGCTTTTAGAATAGCTGGTCCGATATCAGCACCAGGAGCTATAGCGGCATCGTTAATTATGACAACTCCGTCATCATTTGGTACGTCGTCGGGTGGTACGGCGACAGCCGCTGCAATAACGACTAACACTAACGTAGCGGGTAATGCATCACCGGTAGCTACGGCAACAGTAAATACATCTGGTGGCACTGCTATCTTCATGTGTACTGTTGCAGCTGTATCTGGTGGTGATATTAACATCTCATCTGGTGGATTGACGTTTAATGCTGGCGATACAGTATCGTGTAGTTCATTAACCTATACTGCATTGGCGGCTTAGGTCATGGCTAGAAATGAAAGGTTGTATGAAGAAATGACTATCGGGCCATTAGCTCCTAAAGTCGCTCCTTGGATTACACTAGCCGATGACGGGCAAATAGCCACTATCTTTAATCGAGAAGACATTATGGTGGTTGGTACTCTACCGGTTAATGTCTTTGCAGGGTGGGCATCTTCAACGGGAACACGAGCAAAGATACAAGATATATCGGTGAAGGTAGATGACCCATTACGTGACTCAGCATTAACTGTACTTGATTTGTTGCAAGGAAATTTGCAATCAGCAGGTATTGACATGACTAATGTAGATATTAATTCTGCATTCGATAAATGGGAAGCCGCTGGCATAATAACGGCAGAAGAAAGGGCTGAACTGGTTACGTTGTCTTTAACGGCCATAAGTCGGGCGCAACAGATTGATATGCCAATATCTAATATAGATGTCCGTCAAGAAATTTGGGCGGATGACGGCACTAGGTTAATGTATTAATACGAGGTTAATGTAATGGCTACCGCAATTAAAACCGTCCGAACTATTGTTGCAAGTCAGATTAATGCAGCAGCGGCAACGACACGAGGAACCTTGGGACTTGCCACGGCTCTTGGTGGGGTACTAACCATTAAAATGACCAATGGTGCGTCCCCTCCAGCAACACAATGTTTGGCTAACGTATTAATAGCACATAATACTACCTTACCAGCGGCTGGTTCTGCTGGTGTAGATTGGAAAACTGTTTATATGGTTGGTAATGGACTACTTCTTAACACTATTGGTGAGTGGAGTTATACAATTGGGCCAGAGGTTGGTAACCTTGAAGTTGAATTTACAGGAAATACTACACAGTCTGTAACTGTTGAAGCATTATTTACTGAAATAACCAGCATCGGTTAATGTCAAATATAATCCTACCTAGCGACAGGATAGTACAACCACAGGATTTAGTAAAAGAAAGTCCGATATGGAAACCTGCTGCTGTTTGGAATCTTGCCACTAATACAGAATCGGTCAATGGTAAATTATCAACTATAGGACCTAATTCTGGTAGAGTAGTTACAAATTTAGGCTATGGCGTTACAGTTACAGGCGTTGTTAACCTAGATAGATATGTTTTAAATTGTCCAAAAGAAGCTATATATATTGGCGATGGTGATTTTACACTACTAGTTAAATTTAGGTTAGATGATTTAATTGGTCAGTTTATCATTGGCAGAATGGGTACAACGACATCCGCTAGTGAATTTGGCATAAGCGCAACAGGTAATTTTAACGTTTCAACAGGTGTTCAATTTAGAATAGTTGTTGGTGGTGTTACTAAGGCAACATCTGCAACGGGTGTTACGTGGACAATAGGTAGCACTTATACTGTTATTGGTCGTCGTAAAGGCACATTTATTTATGTTGATATATTAAATAATACCACTGGTGAAATTAGTAGAGCCTCCTTCGATTGGGTTGATTTAACTACTGGAAATTATTTTGCAGCAAATAAGTTAACTCTTGGTCAATCTTTTTCTACTGCTAATAATTCTAGTACGACTACGTATATTGCAGCTACATTTACGCGCTACATATCTGATACAGCAGTAAATAGATTACTTGAAAACCCTTGGCAAATATTAGAAACACGTAAAAGACATTTTTTCATTCCACCACCACCTGTTCCAGTACCGCATCCATCTATTGGTGCGATTGCAGGACAAGTTACTAACGTAACTGGTGCAGCTGTTAAGACCAGAAATCATCCATCTACAGGTGCAGTAGCAGGACAGGTTACTAATGTAACTGGCGCAGCAATAAGGACACGCCCACACCCGTCAACTGGTGCAATAGCAGGACAGAATGCAATAGTTTCCGGTGCAGCTGTACGTGTAAGTGGTGTAGTAACACATGCATCAACTGGTGCGATTGCTGGTCAAACTACTACCGTAGTTGGTGCAGCAGTAAAGACACTACCGCATCCTTCAACAGGTGCGATTG